AGAAGATTGTATAAAAAAAACGAGGATGAAAGTTGGTTCAACTCAATTAATAATAATTTTGTTGCATATAAAAAAGGGTTTTCTAATTTTATAGAGAATAGAGATAATTGGACTAAGATTTAAAGATTGCTAGCATAAAAAAGGCGTGATTCACTCAGTTTCACGCCTTTTTTATACTCATTTCCCACAATCACCTGATTGTGGTTTTCTACCACTCCAATTATTCCCCTTTCATTCACTTACTGACTACTTTATATACCGTATTTACGACAATGGATTGATTGTCGTGAATGGGAAGCCTAAATATTTATCAGTCATCTGTATTGGTAGTATTTTTATTTCCGCAAATTGAATCTCAAATTTTAATTCATACGGTATGACAATCTTAGAACAAATTTTGGCAGGGCTGCAACAGAAGTTTACTGGGGTGGACACTGCTATCTTAACCCGAATCGCTACTAAAAAAGCAGAGGGTGTAACGGACGAGACAAAGGTAAACTCAATTGTTGAGGGTATCAGTTTTTCGGACGTGCTTAACTCCTATGGTGATTTCCGTGCCGGGGATGCTTCCAAGACCGCAGTTTCCAACTACGAGAAGAAACATAACCTTAAAGACGGTAAGCCAATCGAGACTACCACAACCATCAAAACGGAAGAGAATAAAGACGATGTGCCTGCATGGGCGCAAGCTTTAATTGACTCCAACAAGAACCTTTCTGATAAGCTAACACAGTTAGAAACGGAAAAGGCTCAAGCAACACGTAGCCAGCAGATTTTGGCAAAGGCAAAGGAGTATGGTATTCCCGAAAACTACGCCAAACGATGCGCCATTAAGGACGATGAGGACTTGGACGCATACTTCAAGGACTTGAAGCAGGAGTTCGCAAATGACGGCTTCAAAGGCGTAACCCCTCCCGAATCAGCGGAAGAGAAGATTGAGAAAGAATCTGAATCTATCGCTAAAATGATTGATGAGGGTACGAAAACTATTGTTGAACAAAACAAGAATTAATTATGTCAGCAGGATTTAAGTATGACTTGGTTCCGCCCGTTGAGCAAGAGGAACGCTACGATGTCCAGACCGGCATTCGTAGACGTGGTCCGTTCAAACTTGATACGCAGAACCTGGTAGTGGGAAGTTTTCTTCCCGGATTTACACCGATTTGTGCGGACTTGAAAAACAAGTTCGCTTATGCGGTAATCAATGTGAGAGTTGCGGAAGCCTATACCACTGGTGGAGAGGCTTTGTCTATCAAAGTAGCTAAGAACTCTTTGGCTTATGTGGGTATGTTTGTCGGAAACGGCAAGAAAGGTGCAGAAGTAACGGCAATTGATAAGTCTAATGCCAACTACGATGTATTGACTATCAAGGCTGCTTTTGGTGAGAATATTGCCAAAGATGCTGTATTATTCAATGCGGTTGCAGTTGATGGTTTAAAGCAAAAGCATGTGGCTAATTCGGCTCTGTTTAACCGTACAAAGGTTGAGGACGGAATCACATTGGTTTCATTGCTTCGTACAGCCGCAGAAATTGAACCCTCAAAATTGGTTATGCCGTTCTCCGAGAACGATAAAGCCAACATGAAGGGATGGTTTGAATTTAACGAGTAGGGAGGTAGGATATGTTTTTAACGATTCAAACATTATTCGATGATGCGAACATTGTTTCCGCTATCATCAGACGTGTGAACCAGACACGCAAGGACACAATCTATTGGCAGCAGTATCTTACTTTCCGCAGAGTGACTACTCGTGTGTTCAAAGACTATATCGGTTCTGTAACTGGAGTTATGGCCGGATCCATCAATTCGCGTTTTGGAGAGAAACCCATCCGTGAACGTCGGAACATCGGTTCCGGATATGGTGAGATTGCCTATTTGGGTGATGCTTATCAGATGTCTATTGACCGTCTTTCTGAATTGCAGGATTTGATTGACAAGTTCAATGCCGCTAAGCCAGCCGACCAAAAGGCTGCAATGGAAGAGATTGTAAACTTCCTGGCAGACGACTACCGTCAGATTACCCTTGCCGCCCACAAGCGTATGGATATTATTGTCGGTGCGCTGTTGATGCTTGGTGAAGCCACCGTTTACAACAAAGACGCTGCAATTACTTCCGGTCAGACCAATAATAAACTGCTGGAGATTACCCTTCCGTTCAATTTTATCAAGCCGAAAAGTGGAGATGTGGTTGTGGACGGAAAGAATATGTTTATCTCTTATTTGAGAGAGAAACTTCATTCCTTGGCACCGGACTATGGCGTTTATGCCAAGATGGTTATGACTCGTGCATCTTTCAACAAGCTTATTCTTGGTTCATCTGAATTTGGTGAGCAGTACAAGATGATTCTCGGCAGCAACGAAATGAAGTTGAGTACGGGATTGGTTTCCTCTTCTTTGGCTTCCGAAGTGTTCACCGGCATCGGTTTGCCGCGTATTGAAATCAAGGAGGACTACGTGAAAGACCAGACGGGAAAGAATGTGCAGATTTACGCGGATAACCGTATTACTCTGTTACCTTCTGACAACATTGGTTATATGCGCCATCATACCCCGTATGAAGCGACAGACCCAGTACAAGGACGTACTTATACCCCGTCAGAGGGGCAGATGCTTATCTCTAACTACCGTGACAAAAACGGTCGCTACATGGAATATACGGCAGAGTGGATTCCGCAGATTTCCAATCCAGATTTGATAACCAATTTCGATTTGAGCGAAATTGCATCCATCCAATCAGCATAAGGGGGGTAGGATATGAAAGTAAAGGTTATATCAGTTTTCCGCGACAAGTTCACCGGAAAGTATTATACTCCCGGTGAAGTGATTGAAGTCGGTGAGGAAGCCCGTGTGCTGGATATGGAAAGCCGCAGACTTGCTGAACGGATTGAGGCAAAAAATACCGAAGTGAAAGCCCCTGAAGAAAAGAAGGAGGTGAAAATCTCCCTCTTTGAAAAGGAGTTTGAGAAGAAGGCTTTGGTTGACGCTTTGAAGTCTATCGGTGCGCAGGCTTCCGGCAACATGAAAGAGGAAACTCTTTTGGCTAAGGTTGCAGAACTGGATGAAGAATCAACAGCCAAACTGAAAGAAGCATTAGGTATCGAGTAAAAGGATAGGGTAGTGCTTCTACCCTTCCATTGTCTAATTTTATAAATCAGAAAAGGAATGAAGAATTTTATTTTTGCCATGTGTGGCTTTTTAATGATGTCTTTGGTTTCGTTGAGCGTGCAGGCATCAAGTGTGGAATCTCCTAAGCGTGAATACGTGAATCCATCGGTTGATGTTGGTCTGCCGGATATTCAGTTTATCACTTTGGAAACAGTTCCGGCTGATTGTGTTGTACTGACCATGACACCTCCCGTCTTCTTGGTTGCAAATAACCCGGCTATGATGTGTTCGATGAAAGAGGAAGCGGCTATTCAAGGGATACGAATTAATGTTCCCAAATGTCCGTTCAGATACATCTATAAATCTAAACATTGTACGCATTATAGCTATACCGCATATAGTAAACTGATTACACCATATTGAATGATATCAGCCATGAGTAACAAGGAGTTTGTATTAAGCGTATTTGATAAGAACACCCCGTCTAATCTTGTAGTTGAAAATATACTTTCAAGAACGGGATTGGATGGTGAAGAACCTTTTGCCGAGGAAAATCGGGCAAGATTAGAGGTCGCTTGTGCAAAGCAAATTCCGTGGATGATACAAAATCCATCTTCGGTCAGCGAAAGCGGATTTTCTGTGTCTTGGTCTAATTATGTTGATAGCCTAATGAAATTGTACTCATGGCTGTGTAAGCAGTACGGCTTGAAAGACGAACTGAGTAACAAACCTAAAGTGACTTTTTTATGATATTCGCTCCACACATATTGCAGGTAAAAGTTATCACCCCGATGGATAAGGATGAGTTTGGCAGACCTATTCCTGGAACAGGTGGTGAATACTGGCAGGAGGTATGCAAGTGCCGTTGTGATGATAACACTACCAAAGAGTTTTCATCTGATAACGGCTCTGTGTATCGCCCTAACTATCATGTAGTATGTGAGAAAAGAATTACTGTCAAGGCTGGCGATGAAGTACGTTGCATGGATGGTGATAGCGTAAGAGGCCAAGGCGAAGTTTATACAGTGAAGAGTACAAACTACTTTAACTACTCGGAATTATGGATGTAGATTTCGATTTCTCAGATGTCGACTCCTTTTTCGATGAAGGAGAATGGGAGGTCGAAAAGAAGATGATTGATGTAGGCGATGAAGCCGTGAAGTACGCAGAGGAACATGGGGATTATCAAGACCATACACTCACTTTGAGAACGTCCAATGATTACGATGTCGATAAAGACGGTTTGACATTGAAAAACGAAGCGGAATACGCATCATTCGTAGAATCTAAAGGGTATGATGTTTTGAGTAGTGCTGCTTTATATGCGGAGAAACGATTAAAAGAAGAATTTGAAAAATGAAAAAGTATATTGGAACAAAACAGATTGAAGCAGAACCTATGACAAGAGGTGATGCGTGGGGAAAACATCTTCTTAGAGAAAAACCGTCAACGGAAAATTTTGACGATGAGGGTTATCATGTCCGTTATGAAGATGGATATGAAAGCTGGAGTCCTAAAGATACGTTTGAAAAGGCGTATAAAATAGCTGATACTTTCCTTGACCGCTTGCATATTGAAATGCGAGATTTATATGAGAAGATGGATAAACTTTCTCCGTTTATTGAATCCGGCAAAATAGATGAAATTGTAACAGACAAATATCAGAACCACTTACTCCGTTTGCAACATAGAATCATGAGCAGGTACATCAATGTATTGGAATGTCGTATTGGTAGGCTTGATGGCTCTCCCGAAGCACCTCTACATCAAATGTCATTTGGTGATGCTATTGAAATTCTCAAACAAGGTGGTGCTATCCGTAGAAGTGGATGGAACGGTAAAGGTTTGATGGTATTCAAACAAGTGCCAGCTCATATCGAAAGCGACATCATCCCTAAGATGCAATCGCTTCCCCAATCGGCAAAAGACCTTATTCTGAAAGGTAAGGGATTTATTGACTATACAAGCCAGTGTCTTATCTACAACGAGAATACCGGACGCGCTGATTCATGGGTTCCGTCTATCAGTGATGTATTTGCAGAAGATTGGGAGATTGTGGAATGATAGTAACTACCGACATAGGAAACATTCTCTATCGGGACTGCAAGGCTTTCGGAATAGATATAGTGCCTGATGGTGAAACGTTGACGGGTGAATTGACCTCTGAAAGAATCGTTATCCATACGAAGAAACAACAGCCGGGAAAGTATTGGAAGAAATCTTTTGCAGAAGTGAATCTATGTGTACCCAATTTAAGCGAGAATGAAGCGAATACAATCCGGCTTAACGAACTTGAAAGAAAGGCTGACAAGCTGCTTGATGATGTAGTAAGCACCTATGACGGTACAACCTATCGTTATTCTATCGAATCAATCGGTATAGAAGCGGACATGGCTTTGAAGTGTCATTATGTGAATGTGAGAATTTTATTTGAAGTAATAAATGTAAAACTATAAGATTATGATTTCAGCAGTAGGAATAAAAAGAATCTTGTTTGCCGATATTGATAAGGTAACGGCAGACATTACCCCCGAAATCGCAAAGACTTTGATTCAAGCCGCTATCAAAGCAAAAGATGAGGTTTTGAATGTACACGGGGAAACGTGGCAGATTGAGGAAACGGAAGCCTCCGTCACTGGGTACAAGAACCAATTAACGGGAAAGAATTACCGTTACGATGATGTGCCGGGAGAAGTATCACCCACTTTCTCTATCGGACAATATGACTGGAAGACAAAGAAAGCGTTCATGGGGGGCGATGTTATTCAGGCAACATCTAAAGATGTGGGTTGGAAGCGTGCTTTAGACAAAGTTATTATCAACAAAGCATTGTTCTGTCTGACCGATGATGATGTCTGGTTCATCTTCCCAAAATGCCGTATTGTTTCCCGTGAAGCCAATACGGATAAGGCAATTGCAATCGCTGTAAAAGGCTTGGTGCAGGAACCGGGAATTGAAGGCGTTTCTTCTGAGTATAACTACGAAGAGGGGCAGATTAAAGCTTTGCAGGCATGAACTACAGTAACCATTGTACCTACTCCTTCCGATGCGACCGTAAAGCTGGACGGTGTAACGGTCAAGTCAAAGCAGGTGAATGCTGGGGCTACCGTTCACTATGAAGTGTCGAAAGTGGGGTACGTCACTCAGTCAGGAGATATTAAAACCACTCCTTCTGAAGTTGATACCACTCTTAAAAAAGAGATAACATTGGTAAAAGTACAAGAGTGATAACCGGGGGATGGATATATACCATTCCCCCTTTTAGTTTAAGAATATGAATCAAGCAGCAAAAACGGTTTCTGATGCTTTGTTAGGGCTGGATTTCATGAATGTGGAGATAGGAGGGATGGTTTATACCATTAAACCTCCTACAATTAAAATTATCTGTCGTGCCATTCATCATTTTTCCAATATCGGCATGACTGGAGATAATGTCATGGAAGCTATTAAAGAGCTTCCTGAAGCTACTGAAGATATGCTGAAAGGTATTTCATGCTTCATCTGCGGGAATGATAGTTTGGTCAAAGAATTGGAGAACGGCACTTTTGAAGAAGTCAAAGATGCCTTGGGAGTCTGTTTCTCTATGATGGATATTTCGGCTTTTCAGTGTGTCAGCTCGATGAGGAACGTGTCGATGTTGGCAGCAAGACCGAAACAGTAGGAAACACAACGTTCTTCGGGCAGATAGCCCATTTGATTGACACGCTGCATCTGAGTTATACAGAAGTGTTTGAGATTATCCCTTATCGGAATCTGCTGATGATGCAACGGGATAAATTACGCGCAGTATATGGTGGTCAGAAGGTGAATAGAATCAGTGGTAAGGAATTGGCTAATCGTAGGAAAAAGAAATAGGATAAAGCCGGATTTCTCCGGCTTTACTTTATGAAAGTAAAAGTATGTTTGTATCATCTACTATTTGAGCATGGTTTGTAGCTCGTATGATTATTTTATCATTGATTCTGATATCTAAGATAGATTCCTCAATGCCATCATGCTTAATAGGGAATACCCATGAATTAAATCCTTCCATAAGATTAGGGAAAGCAATAATCGCATGAACGATTTTATTTTCTGAAATTATTCCTTTCATCCTAAAGTATGAGACCGTTTCTTTTATTTGACGTACCATACAATAGGGATAATCTGAATCAGGATTCTTTGCAGCATGAATACTATTTGCATATTTGGTTTCAATAAATAAAATCCATTCATCTTGATCACAAGTTATTGGAAAAACAACACATTCACATTGTCTGGAACGCTTTTTTTTAGTGATAGGTAATGCATTTTCAGGAAATGCA